AGCTCGGTATCAAACCCGCATTCCTTCATCTCTTTTTTACATCTAGAACTATTGGTCAATAGTATCGCATCCTGGACATCAAACATCTTCTTCATGTGCTTTAACAACGAAATAGAGTGGTTGTTATACATCGTGAAAACGTCAGAGCCAATGAAATGATATATAGGTCTACCAACAATACTTGTCATATGATTGGACAAAGCATCTATAGATTCATTATAACAACCAACCATATACGTGTTCTTCCAGCCTGGAAAATTATAGTTTGAAGGAAACATCATTCTACTACTACCATTTCCCATCCCAACGTAGTCCGTACCAAGCATTTTTGCCCTCTGTATTGCCTGTAAAGGCGCTCCCCAAGTCGAGGTAACCATATCCTTATCCTCTATCCCATAATACTTTCTAAATTCAGCACACTTGATAGATAACGTTAACCCCTGTGATCCTGAAATACTTTCCTCTGTCGGACTCTTTGTCGAACAAACAAAATACTTATCACCAAGGTAACTACCCTTATATCCCTTTTTGGCTAACTTATAAAACAAGCCCCAGTCTTGAAAATATTTACGGTTATCAAATCCGCCAACAGACTCAAAAGCCTTCCTCTTAATAGGGCTCATTGTTGGGATATAGTTCATCGTCTCTAATAGAAAAGGGTCAAATTCCTGAGAAATAAATGCAGGCTTATCTATTTCAAACCTATAATTCCCATAACAGAAATCTATTGATGAATCTAATTCGAACCTAGTATTAAATTCATGCAATATACCAGGCATCAACTTACAATCTGCATCTATAAAGAATAATATGGATTCGTTGCTCTCGTCTGAATCTCTTGAAATAGATGAGCCTAGATTCCTTGCCGCCGATGCACCCGAATTCTCCTTTATTAGCTCAAGAGTAAATGAATACTCATTAGTAAAGGACATAAGTAACTCTTCTGCTTTTTTATCGTGCCCGTCTATGACAACGGTGACATCATAGTCTTTATGGTCTTGGTCTGCTATCGAAAGTAATAGCGCTTCAATCGTATCGTAATTTTTATAAAAAGGGATAACTATATTAAACTTCATTTTGCCCCTTTGAATTGTTCATAGACCTGAATTAATTTCTCCATCCCAAATCCAGCAATCTTTTTTGACTTGGCCGCCCTACTAAACACATCCATAACGAGCTTGTAATCGTCATTATCTAACTCTAAGTACTCCTTAGCCTCAGAACTCTTCTTTATAAGGCCAACATAATTAACCATATCTTCGATATCATCCCACTCAACAACGTTTTTGATTTGTCGTAAAATATTTAATGTTTGATTATTGTTGCTTTCTAGCAACTCTTCTAATGTGATATCGGGGTCTTTCTGAGAGTTCCACTGTTTAGTTAATTCATCTGTCTCTTGCTTGGTTATTCTAACTATTTTTATCTTTTTCATATACCGCCTCTTTTTCTCAAGCCTATTCCAATTGAGGTAAGGACACGTAGGGGAAAGTAAGTGCCTTACCTCAAGAGTACCAGGGAAACTAATCAGACCCAACTAGACCTTTTTAGTTTCCCTGGTGACAATCAATATAGCATTTTTGGCGATATTTAACAACCAAAAAAGCTATTTATGTCCCCGTCGTCCAGATCCAGATACCTGCCGATTTGTTGAGAACCTTGGCGGTAGCCGTAATACTGAAAGCGGCTTGTTTCTTCTTATTGGTCGGGTCACTAACCGTTGTAGGCCCAGACTGCTTAAGGAAGAACTGAAAGCCTTTTGCTCCGCCTTCTCCTGAAACCTCAGAACAGCCGTAAGCCTCATCACCGAACAGTAAGCTACCATACACGTTACCAGAAGAGGTAGACAATGTATCACCACTAATTGGGAATTTCAATCCTAATGTGGAAGTCTGAATACTAGCCCCAGCAATTATGTCACGTCGTATCGGACTTGCTTTCATTTCCTCACTAGACGTCGGTGATACCCAACCCTTGAACCCGGCGTTTGTGGTTATTTGGTATGCAACATCAGGGTGACATATCAAGCGGAAATTACCGTCGGATAATGTCGGTACGTCATTACCGGCTAAAACTCTAACGCCGTGCTGGATAGTCTTCACAGTCATTCCACTTGCGGCAAGAGAAGTTACAAGCGCAGACTGACCTACACGAGTCTTGTTGTGATACATTGGGAACCCGTCGCTTCTGTGTGTCCAGAACCTAACAGTGATACCAGAGTGATTTAACGTTCCGCCATCTATGTTCATATTATCAAACATGTTAGCGGAATAAACGGCCTTATCGGCAATGGCAACACCAATGTCGTTTCTGACAAGCTTATCTAATGTTTTAGCAGCTGCAAATTTAATCTTCTCTGCGGCTCTGTCTAACGCTCGGCCACGTGCAGTTAACACAGTATATCGTGATAACTGTATATACCCGTCTCTCTCATGGAGAGTAGCCGTTACAGACTGTGCAGATAAATACATTTGTTGCGCTGTAAACTCGTCGGTATCGTCTTTATATAAAGGCGCTACTTTTTTATAGCGGTCAAAATTGATTGTCTTTCCACCAGCAACTGGGATTGGTTCTTTTACGGGACAGGCCTCATAAAACACCGTTGCCGCCTCAAAGTCTTGTAGAATCTTCTTGCTATAAAATGTCCCCACCACAGCGGTTATCGCTGCATGATCTGATTGTTGGTCAGCCATTTTTTTTACTCCTTAGTTCAAATTTTAATACCCTTAGAAAGAGAATGTTGCAGAAATTCATCTGGCGACATCTCCTCTATACTCTTGTTGATTTTCCCAGAGCTTCCTGCACCGCCACCCCCACTTATTGTGGGTGTCCGCTTTTTTACAACAGACTTTTGAACGGGTTTGACCTCAGCGGCTCCCTTTTTTGAACTTTCAGCGATGAACTCTCTCAGCCATCCTTTACGTTGATATGTAGAAGATTCGTCCGCCTTCATGAGGCGTATTGCCTCTGGCCCAACTTTCTCATGTAGGGCTGGATTGAATAGCTTAAAATTTTCCCACATCTCATCGTGCTCTTTCATGATAGCCGTTCTTTGAGCCTCTTTCTTTTCCTGTATAGCAGCATCTTTTTTTGACATCGCTCGATTAACAAGTGTTTCTATCGCGTTCAAATCTTCTTCAGCATAACGTTCTCTTATCTCATCCAAAGGATCTACCTTAACTTTTTCTTCCACCCTTTTTTCTTGGCTTTGAGATATCTCTTCCATTCGCTTCTTTAAATGATAGATTTCGTTATTTTGTTGAGAAATTTTACGATTAGCGTTACGTTGCATCTCAAGAATGTCATCTTTGCTCTTACCCCTATACTGAGGCTCGACCGAATCCTCTTCATCAACCTTATCTTCTTCTTCAGGTTTACCCTTAGGCTCCTCTTCGGTTTCTGGTTTAGAGTCTTCTTCTACAGTGGAACTATCGACTTCAGAATCAACTTCCTTATCGACCTCTGTG